GAGTTCTGTGCGTACCCTGCTGCCGAGGAGATGCTTGGCTACATGATTGGCAGCGGTGCCGCAGCAGAGATCACCGAGGCCGAGTACCAAGATGCGGTGCAGCAGTCACTGCAAGAGTAACCACCCCAGCCCATACCCTAGACCGCACAGGAGAGACTCATGGCCGACAACATCATCAGCCGCAAGAACCGAGACATTGACATCACGCTGGCCACGGCCACCGCATCGGCCACCACGCTGGACATGCGTGACGTGGCTGGTGCTGTTGTGTCGTTTGGCACCATGAGCACGAACGCCAGCACGCTCCAGATGTGGGCAGGCACCACGCCTACTGGTACGTTTCGCCGCCTGTACAAGGCTGATGGCAGCGTGGCTGATCTTACCCTGGCAGCCTCGAGCACGGACGGTCGAGCCTATGCCCTGCCTGACGAAGTGTTCGGGGTTGAGTATCTCAAGATCGTCTCGGCCACAACGAACAGCACAGGCACGGTTGGCGTGGTGATGCTGAAGAGCTAATGCCACAGCGTATCCCATGCCACAGGCCGCTGCGTCTGCGTGCGTCACGCCCACAGCGAGACGAGAGCACCAGGCCAAACGCGGCAGCCCGTGGCTATTGCTCAGTGGCTTGGCGTCGGCTCAGGCAGGCAGCCCTAGTGCGTGACGCATGGCAATGCCAGGACTGCGGGCGTGTGTGTGCAGAGAAGCGAGAGGCACAGGTTGACCACATCGTGCCGAAGTCCAAAGGCGGGGCCGACGAGCTCGGCAACCTGCGGACGCTGTGCATCCGGTGCCACGCACGAAAGACGAACACTGAACGCAGGGCCGGGGAGGGTGGGTCCGCGAACGGCAACTTCATCGGACGAAAACCCCATGTTTCCCTCGCGCGTGCGCGTCCGCAGATTTCCGCAGCGTTTTTGAGGTGGCCCGATGAAGCGAGGACCGAAGCCGATGCCCGAGGCCGCCAAGCGGCTGGCTGGCAACCGTGGCAAGCGAAAGATCCGGCCGGATCTGCCGGCACCGCCAGGCGTTCCCCCGATGCCGGCTCGGCTGTTGGTCGAACCGCTCGCCGTCGAGAAGTGGAACGAGTTCGTGCCGATCTTGTCTGGCCTCGGCACGCTGACGACTGCTGACGGCGAGGCGTTGGCCACTTTGTGCGAGGTGTACGCTGCCACGCAGGCGTGCCTGATGGAGCTCCGGGCCAGTGGTCCGGTGATGCACACCGACCTGGGCGGCGTGAAGCCCAACCCGGCCGGGCCTTTGTATCGTGGATTAGTGAGCCTGCAGGCGTCGCTAATGGGCGAGTTTGGCCTGACACCTACCAGCAGGACACGGCTCGGTGCCAAGGAAGAAAAGCCAACCGACGAAGTCGAAGAGTTCTTCAAGCTCCACGGTGCCTGATCTCTGCGAAGAAGGGCAGCGGCGTTACCGCCGTGTCGTGCACTTCTTTGAGAACATCCTGCGGCACAGCAAGGGGCAGAACGCCGGCAAGCCGTTCAAGCTCTTGCCGTGGCAGCATCACGTCATGCGTGAGCTCTTCGGCCGACTCACGCCAGAGGGCATCCGCCAGCATCGAGTTGGGTACATCGAGCTGCCGAAGAAGCAGGGCAAGAGCACCACGCTGGCCGGCATCGCTCTGTACATGACGGCGTTTGACTCCGAGCCGGGGGCCGAGGTCTACGGTGCGGCCTGCGACCGAGAGCAGGCGGGCATCATCTACCGTGAGGCGGCTTCGATGGTGCGAGCGTCGCCGGCTCTAAGCAAGCACCTCGAGGTGATCGACAGCCGCAAGACCATCATTCACAAGGCCAGCAACTCGTTCTATCGGGTACTGTCGGCCGATGCGTTCCGGGCCGAGGGGCTGAACATCCACGCCCTGCTGTTTGACGAGCTCCACGCTCAGCGTGACCGGCGGCTATGGGACGCACTGCGGTACGGCGGTGCGGCTCGCCGGTCGCCGCTGCTGCTGTCGATCACCACGGCTGGCTACGACCGCAAGAGTATCTGCTGGGAGCAGCACGCCTACGCCGAGCGGTGCATTGCGGACCCGTCTGTGGACCCGGCCTTCTTTGGGTGCATCTACGCCGCCTCGCCCGAGGACGATTGGAAAGACCCGAAGACGTGGCACAAGGCCAATCCGTCGCTGGGCGAGACGATCACGGTGGAGTCGTTCGCAGCCGACGCCCGTGAGGCCGAGCAGTCGCCGTCCAAGCTGAATAGCTTCTTGCGATACCGGCTGAACGTCTGGACGACGCAGGACGTGCGGTGGCTGTCGCCTGATGCGTGGGCGAAGTGCGGCGGCCAGCTGCGTGACGAGCTCGAGAAGCGTGAGTGGTACGCCGGGCTCGACTTGGCCAGCACCACGGACTTGTCGGCGCTGGTGCTCGTGAGCCAGGCCCACGACGGCACCTTCGACGTGCTGCCGTATTTCTGGGTGCCCGAGGTGAACGCAGCCGAGCGGACGCAGCGGGACAAGGTCGACTACATCGGCTGGATTCGTGACGGGCACATCCGTGCCACCGATGGCAACGTCACCGACTACGACGTTATCCGGCGAGACATCGTGGAACTGTCGCAGCAGTTCAACATCCGCCAGCTGGGGATCGACCGCTGGAACGCCACGCAGCTGGCTACGCAACTGCAAGGAGAAGGCATCAATGTGACAGGCTTTGGTCAGGGCTACGCCTCAATGTCGAGCCCCGCAAAGCAGTTGGAGAACCTCGTGCTCTCGGAAAAGATCCGGCACGGCGGCCACCCTGTGCTGTCGTGGATGGCGGCGAACGTGGCGACACAGAGCGATTACGCCGGAAACATCAAGCCGAGCAAGCAGAAGTCAACGGAGCGGATAGACGGAATCGTGAGCCTCGTCATGGCACTTGGGCTCCACGCTACGGCGACTGCGAAGCCAGCAGACCAATCCTGGGACATCATCAGTCTATGAGCGAAAACGCCGCCGCCGACTTCAAGATGATTGACCTCCGTGGCATTGATTGGCCCGAGGTTTCGCCGTCTCGCACGCCGTCTGGCATCCGAGTCAACGCCGACAACTCGATGGCCTGCTCTGCCTACACGGCCTGTATCCGGGTGATTTCGGACGCAGTCTCGGCGTTGCCGCTGCACGTCTACGAGCGGATGGCCAACGGCGGCAAACAGAAGGCCACAAACCACCCGGTCTATCGGCTCCTGCACCAGCAGCCCAACCCGTGGCAGACGGCTCAGGAGTTTCGTGATTGGATGACCGGCATGTATCTGCACTACGGTGCGAGCTACGCCGAGATCCGGCCCGGTGCTCGAGGTGCCGTGTCGGAGTTGTGGCCTCTGCACAGCAGCCGCATGGAGGTGGAGCGGCTGGAGAACGGCACGCTGCGGTACATCTACCGTGAGCCGAATGGCCGGCAGACGGTCTACAGCCAGGAGCAGATCTTCTGCCTGAGGTTCACGACCGAGGACGGCATCAAGGCGATTCCGACATACAAGATTTTCCAGAATGCCATCGGTCTAGCCCAAGCGTTGGAGGCACACGGCTCGACGTATTTTGGCAACGGGGCAAGGCCCGGCATTGTGCTGGAGAGCGACAACCCGATTCCGATAGAGGCGGCCGAGCGGCTGCGTGAGCAGTGGGAGCGTATGCACCGTGGGCCGGATCGAGCCCACCGCACGGCAGTACTGCCCAACGGCGTGAAGGCCCACGAGCTTAGCGGCAGCAATGAGGCGGCCCAGTTCCTTGAGACTCGGCAGTATCAAGTCATCGAGATCTGCCGTGCGTTCCGCGTGCCGCCCCACATGATTCAGGATCTGACCCGCAGCACCTATTCAAACATTGAGGTTCAGGGCACCGAGTTCGTGCAGCACTGCCTGCTGCCGCACCTGAAGCGGTGGGAAGCGGCCATCAGTCGTGACCTCATCGTGGATGATGAGACGTACTTCGCCGAGCACAACGTCAACGGCCTACTGCGTGGCGACCACGCAAGCCGGTCTGCGTTTTATGTCTCGGCACTCCAGAACGGCTGGATGACGATCAACGAGATCCGAGAGGCCGAGAACCTAAACCCCATCGGGCCGGATGGTGACAAGCACTTTGTGCAACTCAACATGACGACGCTCGACAAGGTGGGCGAAGAGCCGCCGGCAGCGGAGCCGATGCCCGAGCCGCCAGCCGTCGAGAGCGAGGACAGCCCCGAGGATGACGCCGAAGACCAGGCCGAAGAACAGGAGCAGACCGATGGAACTTGAACGCCGCTACCTGACCGTGGACGAGGCTCCCGAGTGCGAGCTTGCGATTGAGACTCGTGCCAGCGGGC